ATTAATCTACATAAGACATAGTAATGTTACTATATAGGGATGAATAAATTTAAGTGATCCTATTTTGGTAGCAATATGTAATGTAAGCGATTTCAGTAAGAATAGTGCTGGAATAGGATCACCAACCTTACTACAGTTAATATAATATAAATTATGTTAACTAAAAATATGAGATAACGTGTCTTGAATAGAGTCTATATAAAGGCTTCTAATGCGTTTAAAGTATAGACTAGTATAATAAGACTCTGTAATGGTTAACGCTGCTCACAAGTCTTTATATGAGTTCTCATCGTATGTTACGCTTATGCTAACTATTTAATCAATGCTAATACTGCAACAATAATAATACAATCATTCATAAACACTTTTATTATTATTATCACACTAAAAATAATTCTTTTTAATTATACACACTTATTATACATTTAATACACACTTTATTTATAATTTACATATAATTTATACATTTATTCTATTGACTTTGTTACCCTTAATGTGATATAATTGTTATATCAGATTAGGGGAGGGGTGTTTAAAGGGCATCCTATACTCAACCGGGCATCAATATACTAGTGAATGGTAAATTTTCCGATTAGGGTTGATTTATTTTTTTTGCATTTTTACAATAAAGCAACTGTTTAAGCTATCTATTAAGCAACCTTGTTAAGCAATTTACATCTTAATACCGTTAAAAATACTTAATACTGTTATATATAAATGTTAGGCAATCCATTAATTAAAAGGGGTGTCTTTTTTTGTTTTTAACTAAAAGGATCAATTAAGGGTTTTGATTTGATTTTTTCTACTTGTTCTATTAAGGCGCGACTTATTATAACTTAACTTATTTTAACGGTGAAATTATTTAACTTAATTATACCATATAAAAAAGGTAACTAAACCACTATCTCACTGGGTTTAGTTACCTTTTTTATATTACTTATTTGCTTTATAAATACCTTTAGTTTCATTCAATAATTTAGTACGACTAACCGCCCATTTTACTACTGGTATTCCAACAATGATTACACATAAATGAATAGTATAAATGAATACAAGTACGGTTGCGAATCTATACCAGAACCTCGCCTTACCATCTTGTTTAAACTTGGTTCTTAAACTCTCTTCTTTCGTTAAAGCTCTATCTGATTTAGCTTTCTTATTAGCAGCCTTAGTATCTAATTGTTCTGCCTTTAGTTTTCGTTTATATGTTCCGTAATAACTGTTAACGGAAGCAGCATCCATTAAGTTTACGTAATCGGGGATTTCAACGTTAGCTTCTCTAAGTTTTTTTAAGTTTCTGATTCTAGCATCTTCATTTTGTTGTTTACGTAACTCTTCATCACTCATACTTCTAGTTTCTTTTACGTGAGTTGTTCCAAAGAAGCCAGGTGTATAAGTTTTTCTAGTAACACTTCCATCAACATTGCGCGTAACTGTTTTACCCCACATACCATGTTTTCTACTAAATCTAGCCATAAAATCTCCTCCAACTTTCTCCGATTTCTCTTGTTAATGTTTCGTTAATTATCCAAACAAGTACCCTTACTCATTCAATTAATTGTTTTTTGTTAATTTTCCGACTGGTTTATAGTTAAAACGATATGGCTAAGAGTATACCATATGTTAGCTAAGAATAAACCATAGGTGTGCCAAACTTGTACCACAAGGTGCTAAGAATGTACCATGGGGTGCTAAGTTTATACCATAAAGTGCCAAGAATATACCAAGATTGGGACAAACATGACCATAGATTGGCTAACCGTTAATCTAATATTACTACAAAATATCCATAATTGCAAGTGTAATGTACCATAATATAGCTAAGATTATACCACAAATTAGCCATAAGTATAAAACACCTATAACTGGCGTTATTATCACCTATTAGGTGTATTATATAAAGATAGGTGTGCTATATATGGCTAAGAATATACCATAAATTTAGCCATACCTCAAAAAAGGGTAAAATAGGGGTTGAAAATATAGCCAAACTTTGGTAAAATTAGTGAGTAAACAGATTTACGGAGAAAATTGGAGGAGTTTTACATGAAAGTATATATATCGACAGATATTGGGAACACCAATTCAAAAGGGGTAATGTTATTAGAAAACGGAAGTTTATTAAAGCAATCTTTCCCAACAACTGTTACAGAAACGGAAACTGGAAACACGTTGGATAGTAGCACTTATAGAGTTAAGATTGATGGACGTTACTATGTAGTAGGTTATTCAACAAAAGAGTTTGATAACGAAAAGTCTTCAGACAAGAATACAAATACTCATTATATTAGTGCATTAACATTAATAACTTCACTTATTAAACAATCAGGGGTTAAAATGGTTGAAACGGTAGTGTTAGCTATTAATATGCCATACAATTTTTATACACACGATGTTAAACGACAAGATATGCTAACCACTTATGCTCATAATAAACCTATTACGATTGAGGTTAATGGAGAAGAGTTAACATTTAAAATAGAACCACATCTTTATTTCGAGGGTGCAGGGATCGCTTCTAAAAACTTTGAATTATTTGGTGAAGAAGAAGTGGTTGCACTTATGTTAGGAAGTTGGAATTATACTGCCCTAACGTTTGACGAAAATTTTGTACCTCAAATTGAGAAATCACATATCACAGAAACGGGTGTTATCCGCCTTTTAGATAAAATCAATAATGCAATAAGTATTGAAGATGGTGTGTTGCGCGATTATAAGAAGATAGAACAAATTATTGTTTCGACACCTTCAACTACATTAAGAAAAACAAAACCAGAAGAAATAGAAATAGCTAGAGAGATGTCTAAAACTTATCTTGAAGAAATTAAAGAAACGCTTCGTAAGAAAAAAGGAATTGATTTAAATACTACTAAGTTTATTATTGCAGGCGGTGGAGCTAAGTTGTTCCAAGACGTTCTTCAAGGAAGCATGGTTTATGACCACGAGCTTTTCACAATAGATGATGATGCACTTTTTGCCGACTGTATTGGTGCAATGGCAATGATTAGGGAGCAATAGGGGGTTCATTATGTCTAAAACAACGGACTCTAAACGTATTAAACGTATCTATTTTCAACCAGGGGACGACCATCTTTTGGATTACCTTAAGAAACAACCTAATATGAGTAAATACGTCATAGAACTCATTCGACAAGATTATGAGGGTAAAACATCTATTGACCAAGATTTAGTGGAATCAATTAAAAATATTGAACAACATTTACGTATGAGTATGTACCAACAACCTATGCAACAAATGTTGTATCAACCTTACCCTCAACAAAATTTCGTACACCAGCAACAACAACCAGTAGAAGAACCAGAACCGGTTGTAGAAGAACTAGTTGATCCTAACATAACTAAAGTGACTTTACCTAACAAAGGTGTCGTTCAAAGTATGTTCGGAGGGTTTGGTAAATAAAAAAAGACCACCTTCAGTAAAATGAGGGTGGTTTTAATGTTTTATAAAAGTGGATCAACTAGCTTTTAAATTAATGGTATAAAAAAAACCCATACACCGAGGTTTGGAGAACCTTGCATATAGGGCTTTTATTGGATTTTAAAACTTATTACGGAAATTGAAGTACATTTAAGTACTGTTAAATCGACTAGTTAAGTATACCATAGAGGGTATATATAATTCAACTATAATGTAAAATATCTATTAAATTAAGTATCGTATAATCATTTACTATGAATTTTTTAAAATAACTTAAAAAGAATGAAAAAATAACTTTACATTCGCCAAAAACTGATATATTATTAGTTTGTAGCAAAAAATAAAAAGGGTACAATCAACGTAACGACCAAGAAACATTGATTGTCACAAGTTTAATCAAACGACCAAGAAAGATTAAACGTCTTACTAAAAGGATTCGCCATCCAACAATTTAAAAACCATTTTAAATCTTAAATCATTTTTTAACAATTCAATATTTAAAATTCAACAACAATTAATTATTAAACCGTTTATTAATTATTAAACCGTTTATTAAATATTAAACAATAATTAAATATTAAACCGTTTATTAAATTAATGGTTTAAAAACTTTAAGGAACAGTTTTTTTGAAAAAAACTAACCTTATAATGATTATTATACAGCATATTTCTGAAATTACAACAGTTAATATAATAATTTTCATATTGTTTTTAAACCATTAATTTAATAAGACGGTTCTTAACCTAAACTAGGGTCAAGAACTTTTTTATTGTTTCAAAACTTATTAAAAGGATTCGCTATCCAACAACTGAATAAAATGCCGTGTCGTAATCGACTTAACATACTAGTTAATAGTAGAGCGGGGGAGATATGCCTAGATGAACGGAATTGTATAAAACAGTTCCATGCTGGCGGATAGCATAAGAGTTGACCTAAATGTGATTCCAATAGTAGTAATCGAAACGTGAGATAGTAAGCGTAGGGGAAGAAGGTTATTATGGTGAGTTACGGCGCCAAAGTCTATGAAGTTCTTTAGGGAACACGTTTCATCAAATCCAAGCGTAGATGATACTAAAAGGGTTTGATTAGGGAGAGGACTACCCGTATTAGATAGGTCTGGGGTATATGGAGAAGTCTGTATATCGTAATGGAATTTCTGTCTCCGCAAGGAGGTGCTTCCTAACTATCCTGCAAGTTTTTAAAACGACTCGTGAAGAGTTAGTAATTAACATTAGTTAACGAAAGTTTTAGACTTACAAGGACTCGCAAGGGCAGATGAGCGTGAACGGTTAGGCAACGAAACGAACGAACATAGCGACGTTAGTATTAGTTGATAAGCTTAAAATTTATAGTAATTTTTTCTATATTTTTTTAAACTTATTGACCAAGGTACTTCCCCAACTCTTCTTCACTCACTCCGCTCTGTTAGTATATGTTTGTTTGCTTATGTCAATAGCTTTTCTTAATTATTTAAATTATTTTAAGAATTTAGTTATTACAACATGGAATAACACAAATACTAGATATAATGAATTAATTTCTAAATGGGTAGAGTCATATTTACAATGTTTTAATTATTTAATCCTTAAGATGTTTAATAATACTAAACTTATTATAGAAAATAATAAAGCAGTTTATTCAAACTATAAATGGATTAAGTTATATTTATATCTTTAAAAAACTATGAATTAAAGGTATGAACACTATTAATTAAAATACATATAAATATTAACTATAAAATCCTTATCATAGGGTCTTACTTGAAATTTATACTTAAAATAACTTAAAATAGAATTGATTTATATTAATAATAATAGTAAAATAGAGTTATATCTAATTGTTAAAATAACTAAGGGGTTGTAAGCTTATGACTGAAGAAAAAAGAAAGCCGGCACGAGGTTCAAAAAAGTATTCAAAAGGTTCAGTACATGAAATCGCTGGCGGAAGAATTAGAATACTCGAAAGATATTTAAATGAAGATGATGAAGTAATGTTACAATATCAGTACATTGATACTGGTGATATAAAAGATAATAAAGAAGTTAATGTAAGTTCTTCAATACACCATCACTTTCGCAATACTAAAAACGGAACGGTTGCTACTACACCTAATCCAAACATTCCAAATTACCTTGACGGTGAATATGACGAAATATTAGACCAAGTTACGACATTTAATCATACCGCTTGTGGTGAACAAGAGGTATGGCATTTACCGCAAGCGGATTGGTATAGATTTATGGCAAAACATGAACGACTAGGTGTTGATATTTTCAAACGGGTGGGGGAGCTAAAAGAATTAAGTTTAGACGACTTGCAAACAAAAACAAGATTCTATAATGAGTTAGAAAAACAATCTATTGCGATTAAAGAAATTTTATATAAAGATAAAGAGCAGGATCATCGAATGGTTCTGATTAATAGTTTGCAAGAAACAGTTGGGAAACAACAAACGCTAATTGAAAAGTTATATAATGATATTGCAGTATTAAACGAAAGACTTTATTCAAGACATTCATAAACGTGGTTTTTAGAGCCATACAGTAGAATTAACCTTTACGTAGATAAAATATACTAAAGAATAAAATAAACATCGTAGAGAGCTTTAAAATGGCTTATATAACTGTTAGTAATAATATTAATAAAATAAAGGCTACCTTAATTGGTGGTCTTTTTTATTTATCCTAACTGTGTCCAAATGTGTTCTATTTGTATAAATTATGTAAAATTAAGCCTTTTTTAAACTTTTTTCACTATTTGTGTAGCACCTGTTGGGGCAGGTTGAGGTCTATTAATTATAACAACCTTATGACAAACCTCTTGTATTAACCTTTAATTAAAACTTGTCTTACTACAATATCTATTCCTAACGGAATATCTATTGACAAACCGTTAGGTTTGTAATCTTTTATCTTTTATGGTTTTAATACAAGAATTTAAAACAACCGCTATTAAAGAAAGGGGGTTATTACAATAGTAACAAGAATTACTCCACCAACTGAATATAACGGTGTTGATTTAACAAGCTTGTCGGATAAACATAAAGCATTTTGTGAAGAGTACGCAATTGATATGAACGCTAGACGTAGTGCAAGAGAAGTTGGGTACAATGAACGTTATTCTTACCAGGTGTTAGCACGTGATGATGTAAGAGCGTATATTGATTGGTTAAATGAAACTAGTCGTAATGAACGGATTGCTTCCGCACAAGAGATTAAAGAACGTCTAACAATGATTGCACGTGGCGATACTCAGGAAGCCATTATCACACCCGATGGTAGAACCATTATGAAAGGTACTTACATCAAGGATCAAACGGCCGCTTTAAAACTTTTAGGTCAACATTATAAATTATTTACAGAAGTACAAGAAATTAAAAATGAAACGGTTATTGAAATTTCTTTCGAAGATGATTTCGGAGAAGAGTTTTAATAACCCTTTTACCTTGCCACTTGATTGTGTCGGTGAAAACTTAAAATAGGGACTGAAAACATAGTCGAACACACTATTTAGTTATAAAGGTTCAGTAGTGTGAGATATGAATGTATTGATACGGTAGCTGATTGCAACGGTTACACAAGGGTTTGATTCCCTTAACATTCATCAAATAGGTTGACAGCTCCGCCTTCTCTCTAACGCAAGTGATAAAGCGTTGGGTCAAAGAGATTTTATCAAAAGAGCCTTGTTACAAAACGGGTTGCGGTTATTGTAAAGATAGCCGTTGCCATTTAATTTATAGCTATAAGTTAAAACAAATAACCACCACAACACCAGCCCATTGATAAGGCGGGTTATAAAGAGGTGTGGTTTATGCTTGATGTAAAGAGTCAGGTATAGTAAAAAAAGCTAAAGTAAGCAGACTTGCTGGTTGGGAGCTTATGAAATCCTCGTAGACGTGCGGGGTGTTTAAATAGAAAGTTACTCAAATGGTAAAGAGGGCACTTTGCTAAAGTGTTAGGCGAGTAATATCGTGCAAGGGTTCGAATCCCTTACTTTCTGCCATGTACCCCGTTAGCTCAATTGGATAGAGCATGGTGTTTCTACCGCCACGGTTGAGGGTTCAAATCCTTCACGGGGTGCCATATATCCGTAGCTCAATTGGTTAGAGCGCACTCCTTATAAGGGTGAGGTTACTTGTTCAAGTCAAGTCGGATATACCAAAATTATTTTAGATTAAATTAGATATGCAAACGATTATTGCAACTCCTTCCTTATTTTCCTTTTTATTACCTTTCTCTCCTCCTCCTAATATCTCTTAATATTTGCGAGAAAGTTTGTATATCTAATTTAGTCTAAAATGACTATAAATTTAATAACACCAGGGGGTGATTTTCCCTCATGAAAAACAACCAAAAGAAACTAACCTTAAAATTTCCAAACAAAAGTGATGTCTTTAACGAGTATTATCTTAATTGTGAAATTGACGGTAAAAAATATAATTTATTAACTGAATATGATACCCGAACCATTTGTCTATACGGTGGAGGAGGGAGCGGTAAGTCAAAGTTTGGAGTACAACGAACTATAATAAAATGTCTTAAATTTAACGATAGGAAAGTTCTTGTCGTGAGAAACGTTTTAAGTACGATCCGTGACTCAATCTTTGCAGAATTTAAGCAATGTTTAGCCGAATGGGGGCTGCTTGAACATTGTAAAGTTACTGAATCTTACCTAACTATCGACTTTCCAAACGGTAGTAAAATCATGTTTAAAGGAATGGATAAACTTCATTGTCCATGTAAAATCATGCTAAACGGGGGAACTCTTTTATAAGACAATCACCGTGCTAAATCTAGTATTTAAAATCAATCCGTAGAGAGGAATGTATTAGATATGAATTGGAAACCATTATTTAATTTTGAAGAACTATATGAAATAAATGAGTTTGGAGACGTAAGAAATGTCTCAATGAAACAAGGTAGAAAAAAAGGACTCTTAACTCGACACTTGCAAAAAGGTTATAGAAGTAATATTAAAGACCGTGAGTATTATAAGTTAAGAAAAGATGGTAAAAACTACACGATTTATGTTCATATAGCAATGGCAAAAACCTTTATTAAAAATCCTAATAAGTTACCGCAAGTTAACCATATTGACGGAAATCCTATGAATAACAAATTGGATAATTTAGAATGGTGCGATGCTTTAACAAACGTTCGCCACGCTTTCGAAAACAATCTTATAAAGACTTCCAAACCAGTTTTACAATTTACCAAAAGCGGTGAATTTGTTGCCGAACATCCCAGCGAGTCAATGGCTTGTAGGAAAATGATGGTAGGACAAGGAAAGGTTAGAAATTCAATTATAAGAAAAGGGTTATGTAAAGGATATAGATGGGAATACAAAGTAAAAGCCTAACGACTATTCCGAAAGGAAGTAGGGTTCAAGTGGACTCGAAACGCATGAGGTTGCTAAATGCAATCAAGATATAGTCTGATCTATGTGGTGACATATAGAGGGTGTACGGTAACGGTACATTTGCAACACAAATAAATGGATGAAGAAAAAATTAAGTCAATAAGTTCGCTGACAGACATCGTTATAGAAGAAGCAACTGAACTAACATTCGAAAAATATTCACAATTACAAATTCGATTACGTTCGAGAAAAAAATATAATCAAATGTTGCTGATGTTCAATCCAATTTCAAAAGCCAATTACGTGTATAAAACGTTTTTTGAGAATGGTACACCTAACAATTGTTTAGTCGTACATTCAAATTACACTCATAACAAGTTTCTACCTGCTGATAATATTGCAATTCTTGAAGAAATGAAAGAGACAAATTATAACAAGTGGTTAGTATACGCTATGGGCCATTTTGCTTCATTAGGAAAAACTATTTTCACTAATTATGAGGTAAAAGAATTTGATGAACAAGAATTAAGACGAAACGGTATTAAATGCTATTTCGGTGGTGATTACGGTTATACAAATGATCCTTCTGCTTTTATCAAAGTTTACGTGGATCAAGAGAATTTGACAATGTATATTGCAGATGAAATGTATGAAAAAGGGTATTTAAATAGTGATATTTATAATTGGATTTACAGACGTGGTTATTCGAAAGAATTTATTACGATGGATAGCTCCGAACCAAAGTCGAATGAAGAAATGAGACGAATGGGTCTAAATAAACTGCATGGTGCGCGTAAGGGAAAAGATTCTGTAATCCACGGCATACAATTCATTAAAAATTTCAAACTAGTAATTTCGCCTAGCTGCCCTAATTTTATTACCGAAGTGGAAAATTACACTTGGAAAAAAGATAAGGTAACGGGTGAGTATTTAAACGTACCGGAAGATAATTTTAATCATTTATGCGATTCTTTACGTTATGCGGTTGAATCAATAATGCCACGAAATCGTCTTAGAAGTATGGATAAAATATTCTTTGGTTTTTAAACCATTTAGGTATTAAACCTTTTTATTTAACAGTGCGTGAAAGCGCTTACTTAGCAATTTGAAAGAAAAGTTGAAAGAAAGAGAGGTGAGTATAAATGAATCCAAAATCAGATTGGAGTCCACGTGTTCATTATTTAGATACACATTTTACAGAAAAAGAGTTGTTCGCAGAAGTAGATAAATTTATCTCTAAACAGTCTCAATATGATGTTTTAATGGATTACTACCTTGGTAAACATGAGATTTTAGAGAGACAGTTCTTAGACCCTAGTAAACCAAATAACAAATCCGTTCACAATTTCGCTAAATTAATAGTTGATACAAACAGTGCTTATTTTATGGGAAATCCAGTTACTTATGTGAGTAAGCATACGGAAACTTTAGAAGAAGTAATTGATGTTTTAACAGAAAATGATAATCAAGATGTTGATGCAGAATTAGCTAAATTATGTTGCATTTTTGGACACGCATTCGAATTTCACTATATCGACCGTGATGGTAATCACCGTTTCAAATACCGTTCTCCACGAAATGTGCTGGCAATTTATTCCGCAGACATGGAAGAGGAATTAATCGTAGCGGTTAATATATCAACTAAACGTGATTTAATGACAGATAAATTAATTACTTACCTTGAAGTTTATACGAAAGATGATATTACACTTTACCGTAAAGATGGTGATGGTGATTACAAGTTAGTCGAAAGTAAGCCACACGCTTTTGATGAAGTTCCCGTTATTGAATTTACGGCAAATGATGAACGACAAGGTGAGTTTGAAAACGTTATCTCACTTATAGATGCGTACAACAAAGTTTGTTCAGATTCAGTAAATGACGTAGAGTACTGGAACGATGCCTATTTACTTTTACGAGACCTTCAAGCAACCACTATGGAGGATATTAGTTCTATGAAACGCAACCGTGTGTTAATGGTTGATGGTACTGGTGATGCTTCTTTTATATCAAAATCAATTAATGATAAACACGTTGAAAATGTTAAAAACAGATTAATTTTAGACATTCACAAGATGGCAAATACACCAGATTTATCTTCAGATACCTTCACTTCAAACCTTAGCGGAACTGCTATTAGGTACAAAATGTTAACTTTAGAAAATAGGACTTCCATTAAGGAAAGAAAATTCAAGATAGCAATGAAGAAACGTTTAAAACTGTTACTATCAACGCTTAAAAAAAGAACTGGTAAAAAGTTAGAAAACTCTATTGATATTGTGTTTGTAAGGTCTATTCCAGCAAACTTAGTTGAAATAGCCGATGTAGCAGTAAAATTACGCAACATTGTTTCTGATGAAACTTTACGTTCACAGTTAATTCCATTTATTCTCGATGTTGAACAAGAGAGTGAGTTAGTCCGTGAACAAAGAAAAGAAGAAATGAGAATGGAATTATTCCCGAATAAAGCTAAAGTGCCGAACGATGGGATGAATGAACATAATCTAAAATTAAAGAAAAGTAGTGAAGCGGAGGGGTAATAAATGAGGTTGACTAAAGAGCAACAAGACCTTATTACTCGTGCCGAAAACAATATGCTAGACCTCATGTATGACTTTGAACAAGACGTTGAAGAACACGTTAAATTGTTTGAAGAAGTATATGAGGTTATTAATCGTTATTTAAGCGACTTGTACGAACAGTACCAATACATAGATGAAATTACAAAAACAGAGCTAATGCTAGAGTCTGTTAGGTACAATCGCTTGAATCAACAAATATCACAACAACTTGTAACACTCACTTCAAATTACATTGATTTTTTAGAGGGTTCTTTAGAAGAAAACTACAAAGAAACAGTGGAGCAAACAAGTGAGAGTATGGAGAAGGTTGGTCGTAGCTTACCTCTTTTAGACAAGGTGGAGCTATTAGAAGAGGATCGAATTAAAGGTATCTCACACAATGGCCATAACGGTTATGACTTTGGACAAGGGTTAGAAGAACGTGCGGAAACGCATATAAACAAAGTTATTGAAATTATAAACGATGGTATTAGAGAAAAACTTGACTCACAAACCTTAGCGGAACAGTTGCTTAAAGCAGGTGGAAGCTTCCTTTACATTCTTAGAAGTACTGGTCGTACTGAAACCGCCCGTTTAATAAATAGAGCTATTTTAGACGTTTATATTGAACTTGGTATCACAAAAGTTAAATGGTTAGATTCAACTGAATTGACAGAAATCATTTATGGTGAAACTGGTTTTCCAAACGTCTGTATTGATTGCCAAAATTGGGCAAACGGGGGAGAAAACGGAGAAGGAATTTACTTAATAAAAGACGTGGTAAATTGTCCATTGCACACAAATTGTAGATGTGTTCTTGTTGCTTGGTTAGGTTAAGGGTTTTGATAATACGGAATTAAAATAAAAAATAAATGAACTGTTAAGGGCAAAAGAACTTGATAGGGCAAGGAGATTATATCAATGAGTAAAGAAATAAAAGAAACAGAAGTAGAAACACCAACAGAAACAACATTAAGTGCCGAAAACGTTACGGCATTTATCCAAAGTAATCCAACGTTATTAACTACTTTATTAGAACAAGACTTTGCTAAACCAGTGTTGCAACCAGTTTTAGACCGACAAGTCTCTAAAAGTATTGATACGTGGAAGTCAAACAACTTAGATAAATTCGTTACTGACCGTGTAAATGAACTTTACCCACCAGAAACACCAGAAGCAGGTAAATTACGTGAATTACAACAACAAATTGATAATATCAATGCTGAAAAACATCAAGCAGAGTTAGAGGTAACAAAACGTGACGTATTATCGGAAAGTGGTTTAGTGGTAACTTTCGGTAAGTTTATTTCAGGATCAGATGAAGCAACAATCCGTACAAATGCGGAGGAGCTTAAAACATTAATTGAGTCACAAGTAAATGAAAGTGTTGATGCGCGATTTAAACAAACATCTCATGAACCTAAAGGTAATTCAAGCGATAAAGAAGTTAAAAGTGATATTAATTTATCTAAACTTTCTTACAGTGAAAAATTAGCTTTAAGACGTGAAAATCCAACGTTATATACACAGTTAACTAGTAACTAATTAATCAAAAAATTATAGAAATTTAAAGGGGAAAATAAAATATGCCAGCAAATAATCCAACAGTAGCAGCAGACTATATCGACGTTCAAGTTATCGGGGACGATGTAACAGGAAAGTTAGTAAAATTAATTCGATTTGCACCATTAGCGGAAGTTGACACAACTTTACAAGGACGTAGTGGTAGCGAAATTCAGTTCCCATTCTTTGAGTATATCGGTACAGCGACAGATGTTGCAGAATTACAATCAGTACCAGTAGGTAATGTTGAAGCATCTATGCGTTCAGTACGTGTTAAGAAAGCGGCCAAAGATTTAGGTTTTTCAGATGAATCAATTTTACATTCAAATGGAGCAGTATTAAACGAAGGTTCTCGTCAATTAGCTATCTCAATTGCAACAAAAATTGATGACGACTGTTTAGAAACATTACGTGAAGATGCAGTATTAACAGGTTCATTAGAGATGTCACAAGCTTCTTTAGCAGCCTTAAAAGTATCGTTCGGGGAAGATTTAGAAGAGCGTACTATGTTATTAATGAATGCTCAAAACCTTGGTAAATTAATGGCGATGCCAGAATTCGTAGCAGTACGTCAAGGTGAAGTTTTTATGACAGGTCATGTTGGAAGCGTTTTTGGATTAGAGTTAGTAGTTTCTGATAAGTTAGCACCAAATGAAGCATACTTAGTTCGCCAAAATGGTTTAGCTATTACTTACAAACGTAATGTGCAACCAGAAGCAGAACGTATCATGGACAACCGTTCTCACCGCATTGGTGTTGATTGCCATTACGCAACATTCTTAAAAGATTCATCAAAAGTTATTAAGTTAACAGTTGCTGGAGTTGCTGAAACGGTTGCCGTAAAAAAAGCTAAATAGTTACTCAAAATGTGTATAAATGTCGGCGGGGTTAAACTCTGCCCATTATACCATATTGGTAATTATATCACGGAGGTGTTGGTAAATGCAAGAAAAATTTGTAAGACCGCCTATTGTGATGCAAGCTTCAGACAAACAGGTGACACGACCTTATGAGTCACCTTTTTTTGTTATTTTTAAGGATGCTTTAGAAATCGGTGGTATTGATCCAGATGATGTAGAAAAAACGTCTCGATTAAAAATAGCGTGTCGTCAAATGTACACGAAAGTTGAAGCTTATATTGGTTACGAACCGCCCGATAAACTTTATTCAACTATTGCCGAAATGGCAGTTACCCAAATATCTCGCTTTACAAACTTGGAAGACCAAAACCTACCCTTACAACGTCTATCTCGGGGTGATTATACTGTTGAATATAACACTAAAAACCGTACTGCAACAGGGTTTGTAGATGTGTTTGGAGATTACGAATATATCTTAAAACGATATAAAAAGTTGAGGACATTATAATGGCAAAATTGTTAGGAAACTTCAAATTAACGGAGATTGACAGAACATATTTTGACACCGTGACAGTGTACCGTAAGGTTTCTAAAAAACAAGATAATGGCTCAACAAAGATGGTAAAGACAATTATTTATGAGGAAATCCCTTGTGCTTATTCAATTGGTACAAGGCCTTCTCTTAATAGTATTACGGAAGACCATTATCGACAACAAGATGCAGTTAACCGTATTAGAACACAACACCGTTTATTTTGTAATCCTAGTTACTTGATTCAACAAGGTGATGAATTACAAATTAACGCTAACGGTAGAACAATTATTGCAACAAGTGGTGAACCCTTCGTATACCCTGCACACCAACATATGCACGTACAAGAAATTAGGTACGCTTAATGGCTAAGGGTGGAATTACGATTGATGCAACCGTGTTATTCAAACGGTTAAATAACGCACCAAAGATAGCAATAAGTGAAGCTATACCACTAGTTAATGACGCTTGTCGTGGCGGAACAGTTGTTGCTAAGGCTAATGCTCGTGTTGATACAGGTGCTTTAAGTAAGAGTCTTTTACCAGAATCGGCAGTCGTTAGAGGGGATGTTGTTATGGGGCGTTTTGGAACTCAAGGTATTCACTATGCAGGTTATCAAAATGATGGTTATACAAGTGCAAGAGGTAGAGGGAAGTGGGTACCAGGTACTAATTTCATGCAAAAAGGGTTGATTAAAGCAAATGAAGTAATGGGTGATAAAGGCGGGGCTTATTTAAAGAAAATCACGGAGTAGGTGAAGAATTTGAATCAAGTTATAGAAGATGCAATTGTAAAAAATTTGTTAGAAGTATTTCCAGAATCAAATGTTTTCACTGAAAATGTGGTTCAAGAAGTTGGAGCAAATGATGTAATTATCAAACAGTTTGATGAACAAGTATTTATCCTTTCCGCAAATGTTAGGCGAAGAATACCTTGGATTCAAGTTTCGTTTATAAGTCCTCAAATGGAGATGAACGAATTGTTAGATAACATTTATAAAAGTTTAAGTTCTTTTGACATTAACGGACAAGAAGTATTGGCAGAAGAAATTCACACAAAAGACGTTAACAACATAGTTCACGTTCAATTTAGATTAGATTATAGGGAGTTGATTTAGGTATGTCTACAACAGTAGTAGGAGTTGAAGAGTTATTCTTTGCGGTAATTGAAGATGAAACTCAATCATTAACAGAATATGATACACCGGAGCGTTTAGGTTATGTTCAAGAATTAACAATTACACCTAATTCGGAAGCAGTAAATCAATATGGTGATAACCGTATTATTGAATCTTATACTTCGATTAGTGCAATTGAGGTAAATGCAACTTTAACCGGTATTTCACCAGAAGTTGAAGCAACTATTTTAGGTTATACTCATGCAAACGGTGTAACAATCAAGCATGAAAAGGATCAAGCACCATTCGTAGCATTAATGTACAAACGATTAATGGCTAATGGTAAATACCGTTACAAAGTCTTATATAAAGGGAAGTTTTCTTTACCAGAAGAATCTAACCAAACAAAAGAAGAATCAGTAACATTCCAATCTACTTCTTTGGTAGCAACATTCGTTCCACGTTTAGATGGAATTTATGAGTATCAAGTAGATGAAGGTACGGCAACTGGTCCGGCATTAGCATCAATTGAGACTTGGTTTACAAGTGTTCAAGAACCAGTTAATGTTCCTGCATCTTCACCAGTAGTGGAAGAAAAAACAAAAGAAACTAAATTAGCGAAATAATTAAAATAAAAACTTGGAGGAAATATAAATGAAATTAAAATTAAAAATTAATGGTGAAGAAAAAGAATTTAGTCAACCATCTTATCTACCCGCAATTGTATTTAAACAATCACTTATTTATGCGGAGGGGTTAGAAAAAGACTTTTCAGTAGAGAAGTTAGAGGAAGTAGCAGAATTTATTGCAACACGTTTATTTGCATCTCAATTTACAGTAGAAGAGTTTTGGGAAGGTTTAGATTCACTTGATTTTATTGAGGTGTTACGAGATTGCTTAGCTTCACCAGTCACACGAATTAGCGATAAATTAGCATTAGCAAAAAACTAAAAAGCACCAGTAACGGAAGTGGGGAGGGCGAAAGCTCTTCCCTTTTAGATTTTATCAACGAGTTTTATATAAGTCGATTAGAAGCTAATTGGACACTTGAACAAGCTGATAATACGGATTTCTTACACTGGTGCGACTTAATGGTTTGGAAAGGTAATAAGGATTACGACAAACAAGTTAAAGAACTTGATAAGGGTAATTATTAGTTATCAAACCTTGAATGAAAGAGGGGTGAATATATGGCAAGAACGCAAGAAATGATGGTCAATGTTGGTGCTAACATAGCGGATTTCAAAAAAGGTATGTATGACGTTATGAGTGAGATTACCAAAATGCAAAAACATGGTGGTGATTCCGATAAGCTTTTTACTAACTTAGGAAGAACAATTAATAAAGGCCTTAAAGTAGCAATGGAGAATGTAGCAAAAGTTAGTAAAGACGTTCTTAAAACTGGTTTTGATTATAATATTTACTTAGAGAAATCTATGTCAAAATGGACAACATTGTTAGGTACACAAGAAGAAGCAGCCGATATGCAGGAACGGATTAAACGACTAGCTTTAGACACCTCTTTCGACTTTGAAGGTATTGATAAAGTAGCAACAACGTTTCAGATGGCAGGGTTTGCAGGTGAAGATTTAGAAAAAAATGTTATGAGAGTTTCCGATGCACTTTCTGCCGTAGGTGACGGTAGTAATACGAGTGCTTTACAAGGTGTCGCAACCGCTATTATGCAAATGTCGGCAGCTGGTAGAGTTAACGCACAGGATATGAACCAGATGGCTAACCGAAATGTGTTTGCATGGGAGTTAATGGCACGTTCACAATTAAAAGCACAAGGTGTTGTTGAACCTACTGATAAGCAATTGAAAGAACAAATTCAAACATTAAGAAAGCTTTCTTCAGACGGATTGTTACCTGCGGATGAAGGGTTACGTTTAATCTTAGAGGGTATGGATCAATTCGCAGGTGCAACAAAAGAAGCGGAGAACACATTACCCGGTCTATTAGGACGTTTAGAGGAAATGTATACTATATTAGCTGCTCAAATTCAGTTTCCGCTACAAGGTGTATTACGTGATTTATTATTAATTTTAGCACCTGCATTGGAACAAATTATTTACTTTGACACCGCTTTAGGTAACTTGTTTTCTGGGCAAGCTTTTGCAGAAAGTGACAATGTTATCTTACGAATATTTGATGGTCTAGCACCGTTATTAAAAGAGTTAGCGGACTTAGTAAGTGGACTTTGGAATAGAATGGTTTCACTAGTTGGAACGCTTACCTCGAATGATGGTATCGCAACATTCCAAACAATCATGTGGAGTTTAGCAGATGCAGTAGCATTATTAAATACTGTTCTTGACCCGTTATTAATAGGGCTTGCAACATTTATAACATTAATGATTGGGATGAAAGTAGTAGCATTTATTTCAACCGCTTATATGGAATGTGCAACGGCTTCAAGTGTTTGGGCAGGTATGCAAAAATTACTTAACGGTTCTTTATTAGCTTTCCCTGGTACTTGGATCGCTATTGGTATTGCGGCCTTGGTTGCAGGAATCGTAGTAGCATACCAAAAAAGTGAGTGGTTTAAAAATGTGGTTGACACATTATGGGGTGCACTTAAAGAATTATGTTCAGTGTTAATAGATGTTGCAGTAAACGGATTCCAATGGTTAATGCAAATGATTACACCAGTTGTTAATATCATTGGAGATGTACTAATTGTTGTCATTAAATGGTTAGTAGAAATTTGTGCTAGTCTTTGGGATAGCTTAAAAATTGGTGCAACTTCACTTAGTTGGTTATGGGAAATGTTTACTGGTCTTGCAAAAGAAATTAGTGCTGGACTAACGGTTGTTCTTAAAGTTTTAGGTGAAATATTTGTCGCTCTCATACTTCCACTTTGTAAAGACCTTTGGGATATTCTTAAAGCGTTATGGGATATATTTAAATTTTTAGCAGACTTTATTGGACAAGTTTTTATCGCCGTGATGAAAGTTATGATTTATATATTTATGGAATATTACAACCTTGTTGGTGCAATTCTTGTTCCAATATTAAAAGTGTTATGGGAGATATTTAAAGGTTTAGCAGTAGTTGTTGGAGCGGTAGTTGTTGGAGCTTTTACATTAGTTATTACAATAATTAGAGGTTTTGTATCACTTGTGAAAACTGTTGTTGAATGGATTGCGAAAATGACTAATAAATTCAAAGTAGTTAACACCGAAGTTAAAAAGATGGGTAATGCAGTATTACAATTCGGTAGCGAAAGAATGAAGTCGTTTAAAGGGCACATTGATGGTGCTATTGGTGCAATTAAAAATATCATCAATTGGTTTAAAAGCCTTAGTAGTTCATTTAAAGAAAATGGTATTGGAGGGTTGTTAAGTAAACTTAATCCGTTCAGTAGTAAATCCATTATTGTTACACCAGAAGGCGGTGGAAACGTTGAGGGAGAAGGTGACATCATCGGAAGTAGGGGAAGGTTTATGCCAACCGCTAATCCTAGTATGCAATCAATCCTATCAAGTTCAGACAATATTTCTCAAATGAATTTAGGTAAGTCAACAGGTGGTAACAACCAACTTGCACAACCAGTTGTAACAGTCACAAATAATATAGAATTTAACCCAACAATCAATAATCCTCAAAATGCTAAATCAATGTTTGAACAAGCGGACAGATGGTTAGCGGACAAGGGTGCAACAACTAATTTTGGTAGAACAGGGAGGTTAGCATAAAATGTTTGATACTATAATCAACGATGTAAGTCTTAATGCAATGGGAGTATTAACGGTTGAAAGACCAAATATTCCTACCCCCGAACAACGTATTAAAACAATAGATATAGAAGGTCGTGATGGAAGTTTAACTCAATTATTGGGTTATTCTGACATCACTTTCACAATAGATTTTAATATTTTAGAAAAAACTAATATCAAGCCTTTAATTAGACAATTAAGGGTTATTTTACTTAATGCTAAAGTAATGAGGTTTAATGATGAACCACAAATGTTTTATAAAGTTAAATCAGTAAAAGTTGGAGATATTGATAATCAAGTTTCTGTTTATGGGAAGTTTGATGTTACTTTTACTTGTGATCCTTTCTTATATGAAGATAGTTTTATAAATCACGTGGTATCTAATAGTAGTGCTATGACATATCTTGGAAGTTATTTCGGACAACCTTCAATTAGAGTTGGTGGAAACGGTGTTGGTAAATTTTCTATAAACGGTAAAGTTGTTGAATTAACCAATCTCAATGACTATGTAATATTAGATACTTCTATCGCTAATGCTTACAAAGGTTCTGTTAATATGAATCAGTTTATGAGGGGTGAGTTTCCAACTTTAATACCGGGGAGAAACACCATTACTTTCGAAGGTGGAATAACTTCACTTGAAATAATGCCTAATACACGACACCTATAGAAAGGGGGAAATATATGATTGTTTTACATAAATCAAATGAAACTGATTTTACTCATAACGGTATTGGATTACTAGATGCGCATATGTATGAAGCAGTTGTTGAAGAAACCTTTAATGGTCTTTATAGCTTCACATTCAAATACCCTTTATTTGCTTTACACGGTAGTGAAATTCAAGGTGAAAGACTTATAAATGTTCCAACACCCGATGGTATGCAACTCTTTCGTATTTACAAGGTTGAACCATCAATGGGTGAATTAACAGTTAGTTGCTTTCACGTATTTTACGACCTTGCATATAACTTGATTGAGGATGCTTATGTAGTAAATTCAAGTGGTCAAACCGCTTTAAATCACTTATTTAATTCAACTCAATTTGCACACCCGTTTAGAGTATTTTCAAATATTCCGAAAATTAATAATATGAGAATTGTTCGTTACAATGTAGTTGAAATGTTATTAGATTCTAATCAAGACAATAGCTTTATTAATCGTTGGGGGGGTGAAATTAGACGAGACAACTTTGCCATTCACTTTAACGAATTACGTGGAACTAATCGTGGTGTAACTATCCGTCACAAGAAAGATTTAGAGGGATATACGGCAACAATTGATTATTCAAGCGTTGTTACAAGAATCATGCCACAAGGGTTCGATGGACTCTTTTTACCTGAAAAATATGTTGATTCACCTTTAATTGGAAACTATGTTACACCTAAGATTGCAGTCATTGAATATTCCGATATTAAGGCATATGAATTAGATGAAGATGGTAAAGAAATTGTTCCAAAAGATGATGAAGAAACAGATGCAATTCCACGTGAGGAAGCTTTTAAATTAATGCGTGAAAGAGCTGAATTAGAATTTGAAGTTAGTATGATTGATATACCAAAAGCTAATTATAAAATTTCATTTATTGATTTAGCTAAAACGGAAGAATATAAAGATTTCCAAATACTTGAAAAAATAGGTGCTTGGGATTTTGTGCGTGTAATCCATGAGGAAGATGGTCTTGATATTGAATCACGTGTTGTAAGGTATCAATATAATCCGTTGAATCAAGAATATATTTCAATCGAATTAGGTAATGATTTAGCCAGTTTTACAGGGAATAGTAATGACATGAAAGGTCAAATAAATGATTTAAATAACGGATTAAGCGACCTTAACGATAACCTCAATTATGTGCAACAATCGGCAGACGGTAAGAACACAATATTTAGAGGTAAGGACACGCCACAAAACCCTAGTGAGGGAGATTTATGGTATTATCCAAACGGTGAATATCTTGAAGTATGGGTATATGAAGATGGTCGATGGGTATTGTTACTTTCTGATGCAACTGGCCAGTTAATTAAAGATGAAGTTGATAGAGAGATGGCAGAACTTGAAGCGGAAATGGCCGAAGCTAATCGTGTGTTAACTGTAGAACTAGAAGCTAATAGTAAGCTTTTGGAAACCGCTAGACAAAATGTTAGTGAAGTACAAAACATTATGGATAATTGGGAATATGGCGATACTGTTCAAATTGACGGTGGAAAAATTTATGCTAAAAGTATTACGACCCAACAATTAAGAGCAGGGTTAATAACGAGTTTAGAGATACAAGCAGGAGCGGTTGTTGCCGATAAATTAGCTACAAATTCCGTAACATCAAATTCTATTGTGAGTTCGGCAATTACAACTGATAAACTTTCAGCTAATTCAGTAAACACTTCCAAAATAGTTGCTGGTGCTATTACAGCTGAAAAAATGTCTGCCAATTCCGTTAATGCTGCTTCTGCTCTTTTTGGAACATTGGATGTAAATAGGGTTAATGTAATTAATATGAATGCAGGGAATATTGTTACAGGAACTATGAACGCTGCTCGTGTAAGAGGTGGGACAATTGAAGGTACTGACTTTAGAACAACAGGTCAATCACAAGCGGATGGTTATGGTTCGGGTATTGAACAAAATGCTCACTTAACAGGTGGTCGCATAGATGTTCATGGGAATGGTCAACGATTAATTTCATATCATTCACGTGGTTTAAGTTTGTTCGACCCTTCTCAAAGTAACCGTATGAGTGGAATGATAGGTCGTGTAAGTGCTAGTGCAACCAACCCTAGCTCTACAACTGGAACGAATGTTGGAGCAATGTTTAATTATCACTGTCAATTAGCAACACGTTCAAATTCAACGGCAACTAACCCTTTCAATCCACGTTTTAGAGCATGGGGTAATAATACTGAAGCTCAAATTTGGGGTCAACGTTTAATGGGTGGAGCTACTTTAGGTGGTCATACTCAATATGGTGATACTGTATTTGACGGTGAAGGTACTGTTACTATTGATAAAGATAAGTCAATTGCTTTACGAAATATTGAGACAACTGGTTACGATGAAACTAGTAAACTTGGTGTTACAACTTTAAAAGTAGATGGATCACTTGGAACACTTCTTTCTAATGATGCGAAAAATCCTAAAAACGGTGTTTGGTTTAGTGAAAGTGGATTAAAACTTTTAGTAAATGGGGAGTTATTAGACTTAGGAAAATTGGGGGAATTATTAAATGGTAAGTAGAAAAGGACGTGTTGGAGGAAGTGTTTTTGATGTTAAAGATACTTTCAACATCACTGATTATAAGCAATTAGAAGGAACACCTTATGTTGATGAAACAGGTCGTATGATTTCACCTCTTTCAGATAAGGTTGAAGTTACATTTTATTATGATGCACTTGAATCACCTATCTTCTTCAACGGTAGGGTTATTGTAGAGATGCCTAATGTTTCAACATTTAGTGAATTTGATTTAAAGCAAGAAGTTATTAAAGAGTTAGGTAACATTTTAACTAAATAAAAATCAAGGTAAATGTTATAAAAAATGTTTGCCTTTTATTATATAAAAATTTACAGAAAAGGGGAGATTCAATGTCAACACAAGCATTAAAACATACCGAAATAGTCTTAAATATCAGTTCTGAAACAAGACAAGTTCAACAAACAAATACAGAATTTATGACATACGATTATCTAACCGCTAAGAATACAGTTCGTTTTTTACTAGATAATGAACCCTTTAATTTAAGTGAAGTTTCTTCAGTAAAATTCTTATTCGATTTAGATTTAATTAATGTAAGACGTTTAGAAGAAGCAACTATTGAAAATGTTGAAGAAGGTATTGTATCACTGGTTTTACCTAACTACATTCACCAATATTCCGCTAACTTATTTGTGTATGTTTATATTGATTTTAACGATGGAAGAACACTTGATGCAGGGTTCTATCAAACACGTTTTTCTACTTCTAAAATCGATGAATATCTACCAGACATGGAAGAATTTTATGTAAAAAAGTTTGAAGACCTTGCACAAGAATTACGAGATTTTGTTGAAGCACAAAAACAAGGTTTTGAAGCAGATTTTGAATCATTTAGGCAACAAGTAAAAGATATGGTAGACAATGTTCAAGGTCAAATTGATGATATTCAAACACAAATTGACGAGAAAGATATTGTTAATCGAACAGAATTACAACAAGGTTTAGACAGTAAATCAAATGTAGGTCATGGTCATGTAATCGCAGATACGACAGGTTTACAAACGGCTCTTGATGGAAAGTCCAATAACGGACATACTCACACAATTGCTAATGTTACAAATTTACAATCAAGTTTAGATAGTAAAGCTAATAGAACACTTGCACAAATGACAAAAATAACTACCGATACAGGTACACCAATAAACAATATTCAGTCGGGTGATTTACTTGAAGCAATCACTACTTTTGGACAAGGGATGGCAACACTTAGAGTGAGTTCTGGGTTAACTTCTTGGCCAGTCGGTGCAATAGGAACGTTAACAGGAATTAGTTATCTTAGAGGTGCTACTAACGGTTATGTTTATTTATCGGACCAGTCGGGTAAAGTTTTCTTCAACCGTTTGGAAGTTTCATGGATTGGTTGGACAAGAATTGCGGATGATTCGGTTATTACAAGTTTAAGAAATGATATTCAAACATTGCTTGATGGTAAATCTAATATTGGTCACACACATTTATCAAAAGATATTACTGATCTTGGGGAAACTATTCAAACGGCATTGGAAGAATTTGATGTTCCGACAGGTGGAGAAGTAATTGCATCACGTCTTGATATTCATGGTGTTGAACACGATTCATTAAAGGGTCGCTTAGATACAATGGAATCAAATCACTTTGTAGTAGAAGAAAGAAAATTGGTAGCACAAAGAACTTTACGTATTACAAATTTAGGTGAACAACTTTCGTTAACTAGAGTTGGTGAGGTAACAGAAATTGTACCTAATTATCGTGAGGGATTAATATTAGCGCGTGTAGGTATTGGGGCAGATGCACCAGAAGCTATGAAGTTAGTAAGAGTTGGTAATACAAGAATAGATAATACAAAAAGGGAGGGGAAATAAGATGTCTAAATACAATGAAATCACCATTAATAAAACCTATGAAGGGATTAATGGGTTGGGTGTAGAAACACGTCAAGAAACTCATGCAAAAGCCATTATTGGATTAGAAGATGTGATTAAAAAGGTTGTTGCTAACCAGTCAAGCGAAGTGTTAGAACCACGGGCCACAACAGTTCCAATAGTTCAGTTACAAGACGGTGGAGAGAAAGTTTTTGTTAAATCTCACATTGAAGCTATTGACGGATTAGAAGACGGAATGCCAACCCAGCCCGATGGAAGTCCAAAAGTAGAAGGAACTAGTGGTAATGTAATTAGTTTCTTCAATGGTATTGGTAAGGGATTAAGCACTTTTGAAATACCTAGTGTAGCAAATATGAGTGGTATGCCTGGGGGGGTTACAGAAGGTTCAGCAATCGGTA